AGCGTATGAGCCGGAAGCAACCGTGCATTAGGATCATAGCGCCATGAAAAAACTCGATAATTTCATCCGGGCCATGCTCGGCAATCTCGACGCCACCGGCCTGATGTGGGCACGGATCGGCGTGATTGTGCTGATCGTTGCCGCCGCGATGTCGTGGGGCTTCGGCGCCGAGGTATCCTGGAAGCACGCCGCCTTCCTCGCTTGCTTGACGTTTGTCGCCGCCTTCGGCCCTGAAGCTGCGCACCGTGCCTTCACCGATGGCCGCAAGACGGCCGGCATCGTCATTGCCCTCATTTGCGCGCCGCTGCTGGCGATCGAGTTCTACAGCCACGCCGGCTATACGGCCGGTCTGCGCGGCCACAATATCGAGACGACCGCCGTGCAGAACGTCCGTTACGACCAGCGCCAAGACGACGTGAAGGAAGGCAAGGCCAGTCTCGTCCTGTGGGAAAAGCGCCTTGCTGATCTCGAGGCCGCCAACGCTTGGTCAGCCACAGTCACTGCGGAAGCGCTCCGAGCTCAACTCGCGAGCGCAAACCTCGCCATTGAGCAGGAAGCCGCTCGAGGTGGCTGCAAGTCTCGCTGCCTCGCCCGCACCAAGGAGCGCGACGAACTGGCCAGCAAGATTGCCATCGCCGAGGAAAAGTCTGAGCTGACCGGCAAGATCGAAGCCACCAAGCGCGTGCTCGCCAAAGCTCGAGATACCGCCGCCGTCACGGAGCACAAATCGAGCCCGGTGGTGCACCAGAATGAATTTCTCGCTAAGGCTGTAACGCTGGTCAGCACCGGTGGCCTCGAGCCCACGCCCCACGTTCAGGCCGCCGCCGAGCAATCAACCAACCTCGCCATGGCCATCGCCGGAACTGGATTGCCGGCTTTCTGTTTCGTGCTGGCTGGCCTCTACCGCCGAGAGCAAGACGACCACACCATTGGGCAGGCCGCCGAGAACCATGGGCAAGCGCTCTCCCTCGCCAAGCCCTACACGGCGCCTGCCCATCCTAACAGCACCACGATCATGATTAACGAAAGCGCCCTAAAGCGTTGGGCACAACGTAGGGACGTTGCACACCTGCTAAAGGTTGCATGACGATGTGCGAACCAATGAAGTGCGAGGTCTGCGGCCTGTCCGTGCTTGATATTCCGCCACAATGGAGGTTTGTCGATAAAAACGGCAAACTTGTCTGCAAACACTGGTTTGGAACGCCGGCTAAGTTGCCGAATTGATTAATTGAATTGCTTTCATAGGAAATCAAAGCGTGCCAAAGGGCGGCAAACGACCGGGGGCTGGACGCAAGAAGGGCTCCGTCACCAAAGCGACGATCTATCGTCAGGAGATGCAGGCGCGTGCTGTCGCCGACGGCATATCGCCGCTTGACGTGATGATAACAGCGATGCGCCGAGCGTGGGAGAGCGGCGACGTTAAGGAGGCCGTGTCCCATGCTGAGAAGGCGGCGCCTTACGTACACAACCGGCTGGCCGCGGTTGACCACACGTCAGCCGGCAAGGAACTAGAAGCCCTAACGGTGCTGTCATCCGTACCACGCGAGGACGATGCAGACGCATCAATCGACGCAGCCACGCCGTCGCATCATTGATCTCGGCTACCGGCCGCGTGAGCAGTTTGTCCCGTTCCATAAGCGTCGTCAGCGTTGGGCCTGCCTCGTGGCTCACCGTCGTGCCGGCAAGACCGTTGCGTGCGTCATGGATCTCGTGGATGCCGCGTTGAGATGCAAGAAAGAAGAAGGCCGCTTCGGGTATGTGGCCCCGTACTACGTCCAGGCTAAGGACGCCGCCTGGACCTATGCTAAACGCTTCACCACGCCCATTCCTGGCGTCACCATCAATGAAAGCGAGCTGCGGATCGACTTTGCCCACAACGGCGCTCGGCTTCGGCTGTATGGCGCCGACAACTACGACCGGATGCGCGGCTCGTACTTCGACGGTTGCATCTTAGACGAATATGGCGACATGCACCCGGCCGCGTGGCCTGAAGTCATCCGCCCCATGCTCGCCGATCGTAAGGGTTGGGCAGTCTTCATTGGCACGCCAAAGGGTCGAAACGATTTCTTTAAGGTGTGGGACCACGCCCAGGGCGACCCCAATTGGTTCGAGATGGTTCTCAAAGGATCGGACAGCGGCCTGCTTGACGACGAAGAACTGGACGGCATGCGCCGCGAGATGACGCCGGAGCAGTATGAACAAGAGGTTGAGTGCAATTTCAACGCGGCCGTCGTTGGTGCCTACTACGGACGCGAGATTGCCGACGCTGAAGCGGCTGGACGAATTGGCAAGGTGGACTACGACCCGGCCTTGCCCGTGCATACAGCCTGGGATCTCGGCATCGGGGACAGTACTGCGATATGGTTTTTCCAGGTCGCCCCTGGTGGCATCCGGGTCGTGGACTACTACGAGGCCAATAGTCAGCCGTTGAGCCACTACGCCGCCGTGCTTGCCTCGAGAGGTTACGTCTACGCCGACGACTGGGTGCCGCACGACGCCCGCGCACGAGAGCTTGGCACGGGTCGCACTCGTGTCGAGACGCTGATGGAATTGAAGCGCAAGCCGCGCCTGGTGCCGGCTCACACGGTCATGGACGGCATCAACGCCGCCCGCGTGAGCTTCCCGCGCATCTGGTTTGACGAGGTGCGCTGCCGACAGGGCCTCGAGGCGTTGCGCCAGTATCGCTCGGCCTATGACGAAAAACTGAAAGTATTTAAGGACGCGCCGCTGCACGACTGGACATCACACGCTGCCGACGCCTTCCGGTATTTGGCAATGGCATGGCGCGAGATGCAGCCGTCGGCCCGGCCACGCGATCCGATCAAGGAACTGATCAAGCCGCGCACCATGTCTGAGGTGCTTGGCAACATAGGCGACGACGATCTTGATGACTGATCAGATGAGCCCCGCGCAAGCGGCACAGCATTGGCAGCAGCAGATCGAGGCTGCCGAGCGTGACGTTCGCGAGTGGGGCGACAACGGCGACAAGATCCAGAAGCGCTATCGCGCCGAAAAGGACGCGAGCGCCAAAGCCCGTCGCGTCAAGCGCTTTTCGATTCTGTATTCGAACACCGAGACTCTCAAGGCCGCGCTCTATGCGCGCACGCCGAAGCCGGATGTGCGCCGGCGGTTTGGTGACCGCAACCCGGTCGCCCGAACGGCGGCCGAAATCCTCGAGCGCGTACTATCTTATTGCTCCGACAATACCGGACACGACCGCGCGTATCGGGCTGGCGTGCATGACCTGACGCTGCCCGGCCGAGGCGTCGTGAGGCTGCTGTATGAAGCCCGCATGGCCCAGGTGCCGCAGGTTGATCCAATGACCGGCCAGCCGGCAATGGGCCCCGATGGCCAGCCGGTGATGGCTGAGCAAGTGGCCGATCAGAAAGTGCTCGAGCAGCACGTCTACTGGCGCGATGTGTTGATGGAGCCGGCCCGCTGCTGGCGCGAAGTCACGTGGGTGGGTTTTCGCCACCGCATGACGCGCGAGGATCTTGAGGCCAACGGCTTCGAAGATGTAACCGAGGTGCCGCTTAACTACGTCGCCGACGCATCGGATCGTCAGGCCCATGAGGTGCCCGATAGCCTCAAGCGCGCCGAGGTATGGGAAATCTGGTGCAAGCGATCGAAGGCGCGGTATTGGATCGTCAAGGGCTACGTCAAGGCGCTGCGGATCGACCCCGATCCGTATGAGCTAGAAGATTTCTGGCCGCTGGCCGAGCCCATCAGCGCCGTGCTCGGCACGGATAGTTACATTCCGACGCCGTACTTCACGCAGTACGAAGATCAAGCCGACGATCTGGACGAAATCACCGCGCGCATCAGTATGCTGGTCAAGGCGCTGAAGCGCCGGGGCATCTATGACAGCTCAGTGCAAGAGCTTAAGCGCCTGTCACGTGCTGGTGATAACGAGTTCATTCCGGTTGATGGATCGAAGTACAACCTTATTGCCCAGCAAGGTGGCCTCAAACGTGCCTTTGATACTGAGGACATCAAGCCGGTCGCCGACACGCTGATCGGCCTTTATGATCAGCGCGATCGTCTGGTGCAGGCCATTTACGAGGTATCGGGGATCTCCGACATCGTGCGCGGCAGCACGAACCCGAATGAAACAGCCACGGCGCAGAACATCAAAGCGCAGTTTGGCTCCATGCGGCTGAAGGATAGCCAGCGCGAGGTTCAGCGGTGGGTGAGGGATAGCTATCGCATCAAGGCTGAGCTGGTGTGCACGCATTTTACGCCGGAAAAAGTGGCCGAGATCACCGGCCACAATGTGCAAGACGAGCTATTTCAGGCCGCGATGCAGGTGCTTCGCTCGGATGAGCGGCGCGGCTATCAGATCGACATCGAAACGGACTCGACGGTGTTTGAGGACGCCGAGGCCGAGAAGCAGGGCCGCGTTGAACTGCTCACCGCAATGGGCGGCTTCGCGCAACAATGGCTGCCCGTCGTACAAGTCGCGCCGGAAATGATGAAGATGGTCGGCGAGATGATGGCCTTCGGCGTGCGCGGCTTCAAAGCCGGCAACAGCATGGAGGATGTGATTGACGAGACCATGCAGGCCATCCAGCAGCGCATGAGCCAGCCGCAGGAGCCGCCGCCGCCAGATCCGGCAATCGAGGCGACCAAGGCGAAAACGGCGCTTGAGATCGAAGCTAAAACGAAAATGTTCGAGCTGGATTATAAGGGCAAGATGCTCGAGCTTGAACACTCGCGCGAGAAGATGGCCCTCGAGCGCGAGGCCAAGCAGATGGACATCGCCGCCAAGACGCAAATGCACGAGGTCGAAGCCGGCCACAAGCAGCGCCTGCAGTTCATGGACGCCGACGCGCGCCGCATGGATGCCGAAGAAAAGCAGCGGCAAATTTCCACCAGCAAAGAAGCCGAAGCGGCCAAAACACAAGACGCGGAAGCGGCAAAGCAGGCCATGAGTGACCTAATGCAACAGATTGCTGCTGTGGCTCAAGGCAGCGCCGACGCGATGGAGAAGGCGGCGGAAAGAATGGCCGCGATGCAAGAGGCTATTGCCGCAGTGTCGAAGCCAAAACGGATCAAGATTGTCCGCGATGGCGATGGGCGTGCGGTTGGCGCTGAAACAATGATCGCAGGGTGATAAATGGCTCTACTGGCGGACTATATTCTAGATCTTGCCCTGTCCGAGTTAGACACGGCAACCACAACTCTCTACATCACGTCGCAAGAGGCGACGACGTATACCGAGGCATCAAGCACATACGCTCTCGGGAATAAATCGTCGCTGTCAATCGGCGCTCCTGGGGATAGAACGCCAAACGGGCGCAAGGTCACGATCGCGGCCATCACCGACGGCTCGGTTACTGGCACGGGCACGGCGACCCATTGGGCGATCACGAAATCAGGCACGACCTTGATGGCTACGGGGGCGCTCAACGCATCCCAAGCCGTCACGAGCGGAAACACGTTTACGACGGAAGCCTTCGACATCGGAATACCGGACGCAGTTTAATCAATGGCGATCGCATCAGTTGGCACTCTCGGCACGGGTGCCAACTCATCCAGCAACAGCAGCTACACGTTCAACACGGCCACCAACTCGCTGGCCAGTGGTGATTTCGGTATTCTTGTCAGCGTCACGGATAACACGTCAACGACGGACGGCGACAATAACGAGCACACGTCGGTATCTGGCGGCACCGGAACATGGACTAAGCTTGGCGAGTACACGAACAGCAACGCGGCGTCGGCCGCTGGCGTCACCACGTCGATATGGCTGTTCGAGGCGACGGGCACGGTCAACACCGGCACGACGATTACCCTCAACTTTGCATCGAACAGAACAGACAAGGCGGCATCGTTCTGGAAATTCACGAAGGGCGCCAGCACGACGATCAAGCTCGATACCGAGCCGGGGACAAACCCGATTACGTCGCAAGTGGACGCTTCGGCAGGATTCGGATCGAGCGCGTTCTCGGGTCTAGCCAGCAAGGCCCGGCTGTATTTCCGAGGGCTCGGCAAAGAAGCCAATTCTACAACACAGATCACCGTTTCCACGTCCTTTACTGCGATCAACGTATCGCGCTCGCGCAACAACGCATCTGCCGTTTTGGCGCGCGGCGAATTCAGGATTAACACCAGCACCGGAGAAACCAGCAATCCCACGCTTGCCGTAACGGGTGACACGGCAGGCCTTTTCGCGGCGCTGCTCGAGATTACAATTCACGCGCTCACGCCGACGGGGATCACGGCGACGCCGACGGTTGGGAGTCCGGCGCTCGAGCAGGTTCATGTCCTGACAGCGGCAGGTGTGGCGACGGGTGCGCCAACGGTCGGGTCGCCTGTTTTATCAAGTGATGACGGTGTTAACGATCTTGTGCCTGCGGGCATCGCAACGGGCGCGCCGACGGTTGGAACGCCGGTTTTCACTCAGATTCAGCAACTTAAGGGCAGCAAGTGGGGTAAAGGCCGCTGGAAGTTTGCATTCTTCACCGGCAACCTATCGACTGGCGCGCCGACGGTTGGGACGCCCGTATTCCGGCAGATCCATGACCTTGCCGCGACGGGCATTGCAACCGGCGCGCCGACTGTTGGAACGCCTGTTCTGACAATCGATGATGGTATTTACGATCTTGTGCCGACGGGGATTTCGACGGGCGCGCCGACGGTCGGAACGCCGGTTCTTGGGCAGTCTCACGCACTATCGGCCACTGGCGTTGGCACAGGAGCGCCAACCGTCGGCGCTCCTATCATCGGTCAGGCTCATGGCTTGGTTGCAGATGGCATTGCAACGGGAGCGCCCACTGTCGGGTCGCCCGTTCTAACGAGCGGTGGCGTCGATAATCTTGTTCCCGTCGGTATTTCGACGGGCGCGCCGACAGTCGGGGCGCCATCTGTTGCCGAGATTCCTGTCGATATAGTGCCGCATCTCGGAGGCGGCGGCTCGGTCTATGACAGTCGCGTCAAGAGGCGCCGCAAGCAGAAGCAGGATCTTGACGAGCTAATCCGTCGCGTCACCGAGCCAGAATTGCCGCCGCAGCCGGTCATCGTCACGACGCGCGAACCTATCCCGGCGCCAAAGCCGCTCGAGATCCGGCCGCTGCCCGTTGTCGAGCCCATCCCGCTACCCGTCGCCGTGGTGGCCGATAACGATGACGACGATCTGCTGTTTATCCTCATGGAGGCCGCGTGAACGCAATGCTTGATGTGCGCCGGGCGAATGACACGCCCAAGTGCGCGAACTGCGGATGGTGGTCCGAGCGCCGCGACGGCATCAGCGCGGCAGAATGCGGGTTTCACAAGATGATGACGCTCGACTTGTCGGTATGCACTGCGCACACGTCGGCCGAGGTCGCCCAACGGATCGAGATCGAGGGTAAATGACCGTTACACGCTACCGCTACGACCCCGACCTTGACGCTGTGGTGCAGATCTACAGCCACAACGGCCCCGAGGTCGAAACTTGCCACCAGATCATGCCGGATATTCGTCATTTCGTGACGCAAGACGGCAAAGAAATCACCAGTCGGTCGAAGCTGCGCGAGTACGAGCGCGCGACGGGGTCAAAGCAGGTCGGGCGAGATTGGTCCGGCAGCGTGAAACCGGCTTGGTGGGACCTGCACAGGGAGATGGAGCGTGATCGTGAACGGCGCGGACGATAACACTGAGATGGATGACGGCGGCGCGCTCGACGCGGCCCTGTCCAAAGCACTCGACGGATATTCGGAGCCCGTCTCTGCGGCCGTGAAGGTCGATGAGGCTGCGCCCGTTGACGACACACCGAAGATTGAGGCCAAGGCGACCGGCACGGATCGTGACGAGCTTGGCCGATTCAAGCCGAAAGCGCAGGCAGAGGGCGGGATTACTCCCGCAGCCGAAGCCGCGCCGAAGGAGCCGGCAACCCAGCCGAACGCCAACCCCGAAACCACGGCAGCGCCCGCGCAAGCGCAAGCCTGGACGGACGGCCACTTCGCAGGATGGAAGCCGGAGCAGCGCCAGCGGTTCAACAGCCTGTCGCCCGACGTGCAAGCGTTGGTGATGGAGCGTCAGGCCGAGCAGCAGGCATTCTATCAACGCAAACTGACCGAGGAAGGCGAGTTTCGAAAGCAGACCGAACCTCTCTATCAGGCGGCGCAGAAATGGTCACAGTTCACGCAAAGCATCGGCAAATCGCCCGATGAACTTTTCGAGGGCTATGCATCCATAGAAGCAACACTGCGCTATGCCCCATATGCAGAAAAGGTCAAGCTTTTCGCCGACATCGCCCAAGCCTACGGCATCCCGTTTGCGCAGCCTGAGCCCGACCCTTACGCCGACCCGTTGCAACCCACCGGCCAAGCGTATCCGGTCATTCACGACCTACAGGCTCAACTCCAACAGGAGCGCCAACGCGCCCAACGCCTAGAGCAACAGTATCATTCGACTGTTGAACAGCAGCTCGCCTCGCAAGTGCAGGCATTTGCCACCGAGAAGAACCCGGACGGTTCGGCGAAGTACCCTTTCTTCGAAACGGTCAAGCCGACCATGGGACAATTGCTCTCGACTGGTCAAGCCAAGACGCTTGCAGAGGCTTACGCCCTGGCATCGAAACCCCTTGAGGATCAGCTTCAAGCGGCCATCGCAGCCAAGGCGGCAACTGCCCAGCAACAGCAGGCTGAGATTGTCGCAAAGGCGAAAAAAGCGCAGCCGATTCACTCAACCGGGGCAATCGTCAACGGCCGAGCGGCCAAGACGAACCTGGATGATGTGATTTCGGGTGCAATTGGCGCGCGGTTTGGTTGAGCCCGGCTCACAGAAAGGACATTGAGCCATGGCATCGCCTAACAGCGATTTCACTGACATCGTAACAACCAGCTTGCAGGGGTACTCCGGCACGCTGGCCGACAATATCACCAATCACAATGCCTTGCTTCGGCAGATCGAGCGCAAGGGCAATGGTGAGGTCGCAACCGGCCGCACGATTGTTCAGGAGCTCGAGTACGCCGAAAACGGCACGGTGAACTGGTACACGGGCGCGGAAGCGCTGGACATCTCGGCTTCCGAGACGTTCACGGCGGCTGAATACAATTACAAGCAGCTCGCCGGCAACGTGGTGATCACCGGCCTCGAGGAAATCCAGAACAGCGGCAAAGAGGCGGTGCACAACCTGCTGAAGGCGCGCATCCGGAATCTCGAGAAGTCGCTGCGCAATACCGTTGCTTCGGCGCTCTATGCCGACGGCACCGGCAGCAGCGGCAAGGAGTTTGGTGGATTGCAGTTGCTTGTTGCCGACACGAACACGAACACCGTCGGCGGCATCAGCGGCAACACCTACTCATGGTGGCGCAACTACGTCTACGACTTCTCGACGTTGGCGATCACCGCCAGCTCGACCACCATCCAGGCCGCGATGAACACGGCCCACATCAACGTCATTCGCGGGTCAGATAAACCGGACATCTGCACTGCGGGCCAGACCTACTACCTCTATTACCTCGCCTCGTTGCAGGTGAACCAGCGCTTTGCGGACGATAAGAACGCCGGCGCCGGCTTCACGAATCTGATGTTTATGGGCAACCTGCCGGTTGTCTATGACGACAACTGCAATGCGACCCGCATGTACATGCTCAACACCGATTATCTCTTTGTCCGCAAGGCGAAGGGGCGGTGGATGAAGCCCGCGGGCGACAAGGCATCGGTCAACCAGGACGCCATGGTGGTCCCGATGTATCTGGCCGGCAATATGACAACCAGCAACCGCAGCCTTCAGGCTGTGATCTGCGCCTAATAGGAGGCAAGCCATATGACTTATCGCACAGTTGGCCCGGCGCTGGTTGGCCATCAGCCGATTGCAACCACCTCGACGACGCAGAATCATCCGCTTGGCACTATCATTCAGGCGCATGACCCGACCTATGGCAGCGGCGAGTTCATCTATCTGAAGGGCGTGGCCTCCACGACGGTTGGATCGATCGTCAACTACAAGGGCACGACTTACCAGACGGCGCTTGGTTATGCGGGCGAGAACGTGCCGGGGCCGCTTGCTGTCGCAATGTCGGCTAACGTCGCCGATCAATACGGCTGGTATCAGATCAGCGGTCTGGCCGTGGCGGCGAAGGCATGCACGGTGTCGTTTGCGGCTGCGGCCAAGGTGGCCGTCAGTTCGTCAACCGGCCTTGCGGTCGCGACGATCTCCGGCAACGAGATCCAGGGCGCTATGGTCTCGGCGGTGGCGTCTGCCACGGCTGGCCGGACAACGGTAACGCTTGTTGTCAACCGGCCGGCCATGCAGGGCCGCGTGACCTAAGCCTGACTGGCGGGAGCCGAGGCTCCCGCCTTTTTAAAAGGGTGATTTGTGCAGCTACCTTTTGCCAATCTACAGATCAATCACTGGAATCCCGGCGCCACCGCGCCGCTCATCCTACCCGTGCATGTCATTTGCAACACGTCCGAAGAGGACCTGCACCGGAACATCAAGGCCAACTCTGCGCGCGCGCGCCAACTGATGCGGCAGTGGGTGAAAAGCGAGCCGGCCCACGAGCACGTTGCGGTTCTGGTTGGCTCTGGTCCGTCACTCGCGGACACACTAGACGAGGTTCGCGCGCATGCCAAAGCTGGCGTCGTGATCTTCGCGATGAATGGGGCGGCAGCCTATCTCAACGAGCGCGGCATCCTTGCTGATTATCAAGTGATGATCGACCCTCGCGAAGAGACGAAACAGCTTGTTGGGCCTGCCAAAGACCACTTGATTGCCTCGCAGTGTCATCCGGCTATTTTTGAGGCTTTGCCGCATGCGAAGCTGTATCATCTACAGATTGAAGGCATTGACGACGACCTGCCGAACTATCCGCACCCGTTTGCCCTGGTTGGCGGCGCTGCGAGCGTCGGCAATACGTCGACGGTGCTGGCCTATGTGATGGGCTTTCGGACGCTGCATCTCTATGGCTATGACAGCAGCCACCGCTCGGCACAGTCGCATGCGTTCCATCAGCGCATGAACGACGGGGAGCCCAATTGCGTGGTGGTGTGGAACGGCAAGGAATACCGCACTAGTCTCACAATGAAGCTGCAAGCCGAAAAAGCGCAGGAAACCTTGCGTGCGTTGGAAGCAGCCGGCTGCACCATCCACATTCACGGATCTGGATTGTTACCGGACATGTGGAATACCCCGCCAGAAGCGCTCCCGGAGCGTGAGAAATACATGCGCATGTGGTCCGTGGCCGGCTATCGCCGACAAAGCCCTGGCGAGGACTCGGCGCAGATGTTCATGGAGATTGTTAAGCCAACCGGGCTCGTTATCGACTTCGGATGTGGCACAGGGCGCGGCGGGCTGGCGATCTCCAGGACAGGCCTTGACGTATTCTTGGTCGATTTCGCCTCAAACTGCCGGGACAACGAGGTGTTGCACTTGCCCTTTATCGAGCACGACCTGACCGAGCGGTGCCCGTTGCATGGCGATTTCGGCTACTGCGCGGACGTGCTGGAACATATCCCGCCGCAGCATGTCGAGACGGTGATTGCCAACATCATGGCGAGCGTCCCGACAGCGTTTTTCCAGATTGCCACGGTGCCCGATAACTTCGGCGCGGTGATCAATCAACATTTACATCTGACAGTTGAAGAGCATGCGTGGTGGCGCGGAATGTTTGAACGGCTTGGCTATCACGTCACCCATGAAGCCGATGCTGGGCCGCACTCCATTTTTGTGGTTACGAGGGAAACATGAAAGAACCGATCAACAAGCTCCGCGCCTCGTTCGTGCGCGATGACGAACTGAATCGCGACATGGTCGAAATCAAGATTATCGGCGATCCAAACACGCTCATCCGCAAGGTCACGCCGCAGGATGTCGAGCGCTGGCCGAATGAGTGGGCGGCATACCAAGCCGGCAAGGCTGAGGTCGAGGTCAAGGGCACGTCATTGATGGAAGTTCCGGGCATCGACAAGGGCCGGGCCATGGCGCTGAAGCTCCAGGGCGTCCGCACTGCCGAGGAACTGGCCGCACTGGATGAGGCCGCCGCCAAGGGTCTCGGCATGGGCACGTGGACGCTGGCGCGTGTGGCCAAGGGATTTCTCGCCGAGCGCAAGCTCGAGGCGCTGGAAGCGCTCACGGCCGAAGCGCCGAAGCGTGGACCAGGACGCCCGCCAAAGTCTGACCAACCAGAAGCCACCGCATAAGGATAACTCATGGCATCGGCATGCGCAGTCTATAAAGGATCAACTCTGCTCGGCACTGGCTCGTGCGAAGCGGCCAGCGCGTCGATTACCTCTTACACCGGCACGGCGCCGACAGATCTAAGAAATATTCAGGTTGTCGTTACGGAAACGGGCGATCACACGGGCCGAAGCATTTGGACGCGGGTGCTCTCCGGATCTGGCACCGGCACACTTGTGTTGCGTGACGCAATACCGTTTGTGGGGGCCTAATGTCGCTTTTGACAATCGTGCAGGATGCGTGCGTTCGGGTCGGTCTGGCCCGACCCGGCACCGTGATTGGGTCAACAGCCGATCACGTCAAGGCTATGATCACGCTGTCTAACCAGGACGGCCGGGCCTTGGTGCGTCGGCACGATTGGCAGCGCTTGATTATCGAGCAGACGTTCACGGCGACGGCAACGACCACGCAAAGCGGTGTGTTGCCAAGCGACTTCGACCGCATCATTCCGGGCACGTTCTTTAATCGATCGCAGGATCGCCGCGTTGCGGGGCCGCTGTCGCCGCAGCGATGGCAGAGCTTGCAAACCGGGCTTATTACCCTGCCCTATGACTCGTTTCGCATCCGTGGCAACGACATCATTATGTCACCGACGCCGACGGCGGGTGATAGCATGGCGTTTGAGTATGTCACGAAGTACTGGTGCGCGAGCGTCGGCGACACAGACCCGGACCAAACAAGCTGGGTGGTCGATACTGACGAGGCGTTTCTGGATGAGGAACTGATGACGCTCGGCGTGGTGTGGCGGTTCAAGAAAGCCCGCGGCCTCGATTACGGCGAGGACATGCAGGAATATGAACACCGTCTCGCGTCACTCGCCGGCACAGACGGCGGGCAGGCGACGATCGATCTCGGCGTGAGTGATGACGCTTCATCGCTGACAGATCCATATTTGACCGACGGGAACTGGTCGATCTCGTGATCCGCACCGCACTCAAGCGCAACGCCCGCCGCGTTCGCATCTCAAGAGCCAAAGCGCTGCCGGCGCCCGTCGAGGGATGGGACGCCACAAGCGCGCTCGCGAGCATGGGCGAAAAGCGCGCGGTGCAGCTCAAGAATTGGTTTCCGCAGCCGGGCTATGTCGAGGTCAGGCGCGGGTTCCAATATCATGCGTGGGAACTCGGATCGAATGCGCAGACTGTCGATAGCGTTGACGACGCCACCGATCTGATTGAGATCACCGGACACGGGCTGGCCGATGGTACTGCCGTCAAGGTGCACGCGAGCACGACACTGCCAACGCCGTTAACTTCGGCCGTCTATTACGTGCGCGATGCGACAACGGACACATTCAAGCTGGCCGCATCGGATGGCGGCGCGGCCATTGACATCACGTCAACCGGATCGGGCACAATCACTGTCTATGAGGTCACGGACCCGGACGCCCAAACGCTGATGGCTTGGCAGGGGCCGGCGAGTTCAAAGATGTTGGCCATTGCGGGCGGCGCCGTGTGGGACGTGACGGCGGAAGCCGCAGCGACGTTTAGCTATGGCGGCCTGTCAACCGATCGCTGTCAATGGTGCAATCACACAACCAGCGCAGGGCAATTCGTGTTCGTGGTGAACGGGTCGGATGCGCCGGTTCACTACAACGGCACGACCTGGGCAACGCCATCGATTACCGGCATCACGGCGGCCGACGCGGTACACGTCATCAGCCATAAAAAACGGCTATGGTTCGTCCTCAATGAAAGCACGAAAGCCGCTTACCTCGGCACCGAGGCTGTGGCGGGTGCGGCGGCAGAGTTCCAATTTGGCTCGCTGTTTACCAAGGGCGGTTATCTGCTCGCGCTTGCCACCTGGACACGTGACGGTGGCTCCGGTTCGGATGACTATTTCGTCGCGATCTCGAGCCGGGGACAGGTGGCGGTCTATCAGGGCACCGATCCGGCAAGCGCGAACACGTGGGCACTTGTCGGCACGTTCGATGTGCCAACGCCGATCGGCCGGCGCTGCTTCACACGCTACGGCGGTGACGTGCTTCTGCTGACCGTCGAGGGCGTGTTCCCGCTGTCGCAACTGCTCGCGGTCGATCAAAGCCAGACCGGGCGCGTGGCGATCTCGGAGCGCATCAGCCAAGCGTTCAACCTGCGGGCCGTTGAGTACAGCGCCAATTTCGGTTGGGAGGCGTGCGTCTACGCCAAGGGCACGCGGTTGATTGTCAACATCCCGACCGCCGAAAACGTGACCGCGATCCAATACGTCATGAACACGCTGACGGGCGCATGGTGCGAGTTCGACGCCCACAACGCGAACACGTGGCTTGTGTTCAACGATACGCTATATTTTGGCGGCGCCGGCTATGTGTATGAGGCCGACACGGGCAGCGCGGACATAGATCAGCCGATCGTGGCGACGGGCCAAAGTGCCTATCTGCCCTATGGTGGCGCCTACACAAAACTGTTTTCGCTTGTTCGGCCGCTTGTGACTGCAACGGGCACCAATCGACCGTCCGTCGGCATGTCGGTAGACTTTGTGGAGACTGACAACCTTTCGACGCAGGTCGTGGAGGGTTCAGATGCTACGGCTTGGGACGGGGGCGGGCTGTGGGATGGCGGGTTGATCTGGTCCGACACGCAATCACAAGTGTCCGATTGGATGAGCGTTGGCGCGATCGGAACATTCGGAAGCGTAAAGTTCCAGGCAACCATCGGTGTGCAGGTGGGCGGGTCTGTTTGGGGCGTTTCGAAGTGGGGCGTTGCGCTGTGGGGATCTGGCGCCAATTCAGATGAAACCATGCGAATGCAAGGCATCCTCGTGACGTATGAGCAAGGCGACTGGCTGTGAGGATCGTTGGCGCGGTCGAGCACGAGGCGACAATCTGCGAATGGCTGGCGCATCGCTACGGCGTGGCCGTGTATCAGGCGCCGCGTGCTGTGCTCGGGATTATCGATGACAGCGGCGTGCTGCGGGGCGCTTTCGTGATCACATGGAGATCGGAAACAACCGCCGAGCTGCATGTCTATGGCAAGACGAGTAACGACACGGTGAAGGCCATGTTTCGGCTTGTTTTCCTCGAGTGGGGGATCTGGCGCCTCGAGGTTCGCACGCGCAAGGAGAACCGCACAGTGCGCCGCGCCGCCCCTAAGTTCGGGTTCACGTTCCAAGGCACAGAGCGTGAGTATTACGGGCCTGGGCAAGACGCCTATGCCTTTTCAATGATGCCGCATCAATGCAGGTGGATCAATGGGCTCACTCTTCAAAACACCAAAAGCGCCAGCGCCGCTTGATGTCGCGGGAACAACGGCGCAGGCGAACACGCAGAACACCGCGAACGCCTGGCAGAATGCCTCGTTTAATCGCGTCAACCAGACGGACGCACTCGGCAATTCGCTAACGTATTCGCAGAGCGGCACCGATGCCAAAGGCAATCCGATCTTTAACGCCACACAGAAGCTCGGCGAGACCGGGCAGATGTTTACGGGCGGTCTGTCGGATCTTGGCCGCCAGTATTTCGGCGCCGTGGGCAATCGCCCGGATCTCGGCAGCAATGCCGCGTTTGATCGCGCCTATCAGTATGCCTCGGCCAACCTCGAGCCGCGTTTCCAGCGCACACGAGACGCGGAAATCAACCGCTTGCGCAACCAGGGCCTTGACCCGACCAGTGAGGCGTACAAGAGCCAAATGAATGACGTTGCGCTCCAACAGAATGAGGCGCGCAACAACCTCGTGACGGGTTTGCAAGGGCAGATGTTCCAACAAGGGCTGGCTGATCGTCAGCAGCAGCTTGGCGAACTGGCGCCGGGCTTACAGTTCGGCATGGGGTCGCTCCAACCCAACCTTGCCAATGTGCCGGGCGTTGGGGTTCAAAACGTCGATATTGCGAACCTTGTCGGCATGAATCAAGCCGGCCAGTGGCAAAACTATAACGCGCAGATGCAGCAGCGCAACGCGATGCTCGGCGGGTTGGCGGGGATTGGCGGGTCGCTCTTGGGCTCGCCTTGGGTTGGGAAGCTGTTCTAATGGGCGGGCCTTACTCATTCGGCAGTAACGGCGCTTACGACCCGGTGACGTTTGCCCAACGTCTGCGGGACAAGATCGCCGGTTCTCCGATTGCAGGGCAAGCGCCAGCATGGGGCGCTCAATTCGGCATCAAAACCGGGTCGCCGGAGGAGTGGACGCGGTTTTTCACGATGGTTGGCCAGCAGGAAAGCGGCCATCGGATCGCGCCGACAAACCCGGACGGATCTTTGCGGCGATTTTCGACGACTATTCCCACCGAGCGATCATTCGGCCCATATCAGTTCAATAAGGGCGAGTACGGGCTCAACACATGGCAGGATGTCAACGACCCGGACAAGGTCGCGGACGCGCTCATTCGTGTGGCGCATCAGGGCAAGGTGCCGGCCTACTTCGGCAGCGTCCAGCGCCCGCGCGAAACGCTGCAACATGCGTCCTGGTATGACAAAAACATCGCGCCGCGCTTAAACAGTCAATTCGATCTCGAGGGCGCCGCGTTCAATGGCGCGCCGCAACCGATCGCGCCATCGGCCGCCCCTATTCCACGTGAAACATCAGCACCAGGAGCCGCAGCGATGGCAGCGCCACCGATGCCCGCCGCATACTCGAACGCACCGACGCCGGAACAGATCGCGCAATCCCGCAAGATGGGTCAGGCCCTCATGCAGCAGGGCATGAGCACAGAGCCCGTGCAACACTGGACGCAGGCGCTTGCTCGCGTGTTGCAGGCTGGCGTTGGCCGGGCGCATATGAGCGAGGCTGAAGCACAGCAGCGACAATCCAATGAAGCGATGGCCGCGCTCCTGGCCGGCAATCCGACGCCGCAACAGCTCATGATGAACCCCGCGACGCGAGACATTGGCGGCAGCCTCTTGCTGTCTCAGTTCAGGCGCCAGAATGATCCAATGGCCGCGCTGCAAGAAGAAAAAGCGCGAATGGATCTTGAAGAAGCGAAAGCGATGAACCCGCTTCGCCGCAAAAAGGCCGAGGCCGAGGTGCAGGCGCTTGGCCAGAAGGATGCGCTTGACCAATATATTATGAGCATCATCGGCGGCGGCCAGAATCAAGCGCCGGGCTCTCCAATTCAGCCGCAATCGTACATGCCGCAAGATGGCCCCGGCACAGATCCGAACGTCATCCGCACGCAAACGGCGCAGCCACCTGGATTGCCCCAAGCGCAAAGCGCGGCAGATCCTGTGGTTGACACGCCAGCGGGTCGGATGCCCGCCAGTCAGGCACAGAAGCTTGGGTTTGCGTTTGCGCTGAAGGGCAAAGGCGAAGCCGGCAAGATGCTGGCCGAGGCGGCGAAGGATGGGCGGCTTGATAAGACGGCACAAGGCGAAGTTCAGAAGGATATTGTTGGCCTGACCAACACAATCGGCCGGTTGGAGTCGATCCAAAGGGACTTTGATCCGAAATTTCTGGACGTGTTCAACCGCACGGGGATGGCGTGGGCGGCGCTTCAGGACAAGTTCGGGGCGCTGCCGGAAGAAGATAAAAAAGAATTGGGGCGCTATACCAAGTTCCGACAGAAGTCAGTCGCAAACGCCGCGCTCTATGTCAAATACCTGTCCGGCGTTGCCGTCAGCGAGCAGGAATACCAGCGCATTATGACGACGCTTCCAAACGCCGGCACAAAGATCTTCGACGGCGACAGCCCGACAGAATTCGAGGCCAAAATGCTTGAAACGACCAAACAGTCTAAACAGGCCATGGCGCGCGCGATTTATCTGAACACGATCGGATTCCGTGGGAAGCCGTGGGAGGCGGGCGTTGCTTTGGATGACATGGAAAAAATTGTAGACCAGCGCGCAACGGAGATTGAGAAGGAATTGCAAGGCAAAGTCTCGCCAAATCGCATGGATGATGCCGTACGGTCGCAACTCAAACGGGAGTTCGGCATCTGATGGGCAAATGGTCTGATCTGCTGTTTTCTGGCCAAGCCGAAGCCACTGAGGTTCAAGCGCCAATTCAGCGCCCGGCACCAATCGAGCGGCCTGGATTTGACGAGCGCCCGGCAGCGCCGAGGCCCATGCAGAGGGCGCAGCCGCAGCAACCGGAACAGATGCCAGAACCTCAGAAGCCCGCATGGAGTAAACGACTATTCGAAGGCGTTGAAGCCGCGCCGCAACCAGCGCCGCGCGTTGCCGAAGCGCCAAAGGCCGCCACGTTCAAAGATCCGAAGAACGAGGGCTGGCTGGAATGGATGGATAACAATATCACCGGCCGCAAAGATCCGCGCTACGCGAACGCGCCAGCCATCTCGCGCGTGCTCGAAAATGAGATCTATGACGACAATAGCGATGCGGCGCGGGCCTCTTATCGCCAGATCACAGCCGGTCAGGCGTTGACGCCGGATGACAGGGCGCACGCCGATATTGTGAGAAACGCACTCGGCAAGCGCTTTATCGGCATGGATAAGGACCAATACGGCGCCGACGTGGTGCGCTACCGTGACAAAAACGGTCAAGAGGCTGTTGCCTACGTCAACAAGCCTGGACTTGATCTCGAGGACATCAACAACGTCGGCCTTCAATCCTTGCCGTATATCATCGGCGGGCGCGTCATGGGTGGCCTGACCAAGAGCCTCAGCCTGCCATTCAAGGCCATGGGGCAGGCGGGCGGGGCGTTCGCAACCAGCGTTGGCGGCGATCTGGCTGCGCGCCGCGCTGGATCCGAGCAGGCGCCAGACATCGGCCGCGCAACGGCTGCCGCTGCTGTCGGCGGCGTTGCTGAGACGCTATCACCTGGGCTTGGCCTGCTGTGGCGCAAGCTCGTCACCGAGCCGGGATTGGTCAACAAGGGCACGGGGCAGTTGACGCCGAAGGGCGCAAAGATTGCCCAGGATGCTGGATTCGACCCGGCCGACATGACAGCAGATGTCGCAAAGGAGTTCGCGCAGAAATACGCAGCCATTCGAGATCCTGTCATCGCGGGCCAATCGGTGCGCGGGAAGGAATTCGATTTGCCCGTAACACGCGGCCAGTTGACGAAAGATCCGGGCCGTCTGCTGAACGAAAAGGCCATGCGCTACGGCGCCTTCGGCGAGACGGCAAAGGACACAATTCAGGCGTTTGATCAGCGTCAAGCGGCGGCTATCTCTGAGGCGGCGCTAGGCGGTGGCGAGAAGAGTATTGCGCGGGCGATCAACCCTGGTCGCGTGGCGACGGGAACGCGGCCGGGTGATGTCGGAGAGGGTATCCGGTCAGGCGTCCGATCGGCGCGGGATGCGGCCAAGGTTGATGAAAATTTGGTCTGGAAGCAGGTTGGCACGCTTGAAGCCACGCCAGAAGCGCTAGAACTGCTGCCCAAGTCAATCGCAACAAGCTTGGATGATCTGGCCGGAAGCCTGACCAAAGACACGGCGCCCAAGGCCAGCGCGATGCTGGACACGCTGAGGAACTATAAAAAGGGCGGCGCACCGGCAGAGGCCGACGAATTCCTCGGCAATGTCAAAACGCCGAGCGTTGATACAATGCGCCGGAACTTGTTCCAAATGATGAAGGGCGCGCAGTCTGGTGATTTTGATGGTGTCGCTGCTGGTCGCGTCTATGAAGGCTTCAACAAGTGGATCGATGATGCGGCCGAGGCGGCGCTATTGAAAGGTGACGCCAACGCGGCGGCGACGTTGCGTGTCGCGCGCGACCGCACGCGCGAAATGAAGCAGATATTTGGGCCAACAGATAAGACGGGACAACGCAGCGCGGGCGGCGCGCTGATCGACAAGATCGTCAAGAAAGACGACCTAGCGCCCGAATCCATCGTGCGCGAGTTGTTCGGAACAAACCCTGGCAGCGGCCCAAAGCAAGCGACGTTGGAAGCCGTGCGCCGCATCAAGCAGGGCGCGTTTAAGTATCTGCCAAAGGATCAAGCCGCCCCGATCTGGAATGACATCAGGCTGGCGCATTGGATGAACCTCGTCAAAACATCGTCGGGCGAACTTCACACGCCGACGATGATCACCAAGCGCATCGACGAGGCGTTTAGTCAGCAGGGCTCGGTGTTGAAGGAACTTTACACGCCAGCCGAGTTGGCAACCATTCGCCGCTTCGGTGCGGCTATGAAAGATCTCGCCTACAAAGATCCGAATCCGTCAAGCTCGGCTGTCGGCAACCTATTCTACGGCGGACAATGGGGGCAGGCGTTGCTCTCCGCACTCGGGAGCTTCAACGGCCCGATTGCGAAGATCACGCAGACCATTATGCGTTCAACGCCGGTCGGAAACGCGACCGGCTACGTTGCCGCGCAGTCTGCGATTTCTCCGACATTGCGCCCGCGCAATCCGTCTCTCGGCGCCTTGGGCGCGAGCGGCGCCGCTCAATACGACCGCTAAACCCTGTCTCGCGTTCCCATCAGGGAATAAACGATGCCTCGTAATGGCTCGGGCACGTATTCGTTGCCCAATACAATATCGGCTGGCGATCAAGTCGCCGCCTCGCCGGTACAAGGGAACTTCAACGACCTTGGCACCGAAATAACCGGCTCGCTGGCCCGTGACGGCCAAACCACCATGACGGGGCAGTTCAAGGCTGCCAACGGGTCTGCATCCACGCCGTCCATGGCGTTCGGCTCGGATACGAACACGGGCCTATATCGCAAGTCTGCCGACGTGATCGGCGTGGCTGCGGGTGGCGCCGAGGTCGCGTCATTCTCAAGCGATGGCATTGCCAACGCAGCCGGCCAGATCCTTGGCGCGATGCCCACGGGCCTGATGCTGCCCTATGTCAGCACAACGGCGCCGACAGGGTGGGTCAGGGCCAACGGCCGCACAGTCGGAAACTCATCAAGCGGCGGCACCGAGCGTGCGGCGGCGGATGTCGAGGATCTATTTGAGCTGCTATGGAACAGCTACAGCAACACGGTCTGTCCGGTCTCTAGTGGCAGGGGTGCGTCGGCTGCGGCCGACTTTGCGGCCAACAAAACGATCACGCTGCCAGACCTGCGCGGGCGCTCGTTCTTCGGCCTTGATGATATGGGCTCGAGCGCAGCGGGCCGGCTCGGGTCTATCATAACAAATGACACGACCAACGGTGCGTCAGGCGGCACAGAAACGCACACGCTGACTGAATCTCAGATGCCGTCGCACACCCACACTGGAACAACTAGCTCAGATGGCGCACATACGCATACTTATACGGCCGGCGTATACGGCGCAGCAACCACCGTTAACAATGCGCAAACTGTCGATTTCACGACGACAACGGCGAACACGGGCAGTTCAGGCTCCCATACTCACACTTTCACCACCGCATCGGCCGGCAGCAACGCGGCGCACAGCAACATGCCTCCGGCATTTCTCGGCACATGGATCATCAAACTATGACAGATCAAATCGGCGGCATTCCATGGCGCTTTGACGCCAAGACGACGCGCGGAGATCCGGGCGGGGGCGGGCTGTCATACAACGCGAAATCGGCAGATGAGACGACCGTGATTTGTGTTTCTCATGCGATGCTTGGGAAGCGCAACCCGGATGTCTCGCAGTATGTCGCGACATGGGACGCAGGCGGAACCGCCGATAATCGCGGGACGCTCGTCATCACCAGCGCGACACGTGACACGGTGGCGATATTCACGGTGAAGGGAACGGCGACACACAAGCCGGGATATTCCGAAATTCCGGTTACGCCCGTGCAATCGTTCGACGCCTTCGAAAATCGTGAGGCCATCACGGTGCAGTTTTCGCAGGCCGGCGAGATCATCGCGCCGGAACCAGGTAACGGCACGCCGAGCGCCGACGTATCGGCGCTCCAGGCTCAAATCGTGGCAATCGCGGCTGAGGTTGCCACGCTGAAAGATCAGGTTTCGGCGATTCAGCAGGCTATGGCCGCGCTCGTAATTGAAGCATCGAAAAAGGGTTGACGCAGCATGTCGAGAGACGCTTCCGGCACATATACCGCACCATCGAATTCGTGGAATCCAGCAGTCGAGGGCACCACGATCGATGAGGATCACTGGAATGATACGCTTGACGATCTCGAGGCCGCGCTGACGGATAGCCTGGACCGCACGGGCAAGGGCAAGATCACGGCACATATCGACTTCGACGAGAACGCGAGCCCTGGCACGCCGAGCGCAAATGTTGGGCGCCTCTATGCCGCCGACACGGGCGGCAAGACCGTGATCCGTTTCAAAGACAGCACGGGCGCCGAGTCGGATTTGATGCTGCTCGACGGCACGTATGGTGACGTGACAGTCAGCTCGAGCGGCACGGTTTGGACAGTGACGCTTGATGAGTTGTTGACCGAGATCGCGGCGTTGGCAACAGATCCGGGCGCTGACTCCGGCCTGTTCTTTGACGATAGCGCCGGCAATATCGCCTACTGGACGCCATCCAGCCCGCTTGCGTTCTCGGGAACAAATCTCACAATCGCGGCAGCGTCGGATTCCGCGTCTGGCGTCGTCGAGCTGGCAACGGCGGCCGAGACAACGACCGGAACCGATACCGGCCGGGCGCTTACGCCGGATGGATTCGCTGGCTCCGACTTTGGCAAAACCGTTATCAGCCTGCTTGTGTTTTCCGACGCCACCGACGTGACAACGGGGGACGGTGCTGGCGATCTGTTTTGGCGCGTTCCAAGCGTGCTGAACGGATACAACCTTGTCGGCGTGGCGGCGGCTGTTCGCACGGCCGGAACCACGGGAACAACGGACATCCAAATTCACAATGTCACGCAAGCCGCCGACATGCTGACAACCAAGATCACGATCGACAGCGGCGAGACGGACAGCGCGACGGCGGCAACGCCGGCTGCCATTGATACCGGAAATGATGACGTTGCGACGGGTGACATTATCCGAATTGACGTTGATGCAGTCTCGACAACCGAGCCGCTTGGCTTGCTTGTCGAATTGACTTTCCAGCTGCCATAAAGGGGCACGGCATGGGTCGGGTTATTCTTGTCAAATCGCCGACATACGCAACGCCTACAGGAGGTGCCCCGACTGGTGCTGCCGACGAATTCGACGACGTGACCGTAACGCCGAATGCAATGATCTCGGCCTACCGCCGTTTGCGAAGTGGATACGGTGGATCGGCCTATCGTGTGCGCCGCGTCAGCGACAACGCAGAACAAGACATTGGTTTCGACGGAGACGGGCTTGTTGATACTGCCGCTCTAACGTCGTTTGTCGGCGGGTCGGACGGGCGGATTGTCACGTGGTACGATCAGAGCGGCAACGGGCGCAATTTCGGAACGGCGGGGGCTTCTCTTCAGCCGTTTGTCGTTACGGCCGGCACTCTGCATACAAACCTCAACGGGTTGCCGACTGTCTATTTCCCAACCGGCCCGTATGTGAGAGGCACTGCGGGTAGCACGCTTATAACGTCAACGGCTTACACTCATCTGGCCGTGGCCCGCCCGACTGTCGCGCCTAACAACTCGCTGCCGTATCAAAACAATCAGCTCTGGCAAATCCAGACGCGCGTTGGCTTGGCCTTCAAGGGGACGCCAGTCGTCCAGATGCATCACTACACCAGCAGCCACACGAGCGCCGATGTCGCATCAGAAGCCGTTGCAATGAACTGCGTAGCGGGCGCGCGTTTTGACGGGGCGAACGTCGAGCCGTTCTTCAACGGTGCTGAGGGCACGCCACTCGCGGCCACTTCAATCGGTTCATACACAGACACAAACCTAATCGAAATTGGGGTTACGTTCGGCAACAATTACACCGGATACATGACAGAGTTCGCGGTTTGGAACACAGCCATATCGAATGATAATATCAATTGGGCCGGTGCGTCGATGGCCGCTGTTGCAGGCCGCACGTGGACAACGGTGAGCTGAGATATTTTACCCATACGTGGTACAGACATGAAACTATCGACCCGTGGCCTTGACATGATCAAGGAATTCGAAGGCTACCACCGGGCGCAACCGGATGGGAGCTGCGTGGCCTATCGCTGCCCGGCTGGCGTTCTGACAATCGGCTGGGGTTGCACCGAGGGCGTTAAGGAGAACATGCGCTGGACACGCGCGGATGCCGAGGCGCGCTTGCTCGCGGAGATCGCGAAGCACGAAAGCGCCGTCGAGCGTATGACAACCGTCGCGCTCAACCAAAACCAATTCGATGCGCTCGTGTCGTTTTCGTACAACCTAGGCACGGGCGCCTTGCAGAAATCCACGCTACTGAAGCGCGTCAACGAAACCGCGTGGGAAGCAGCGGGGCAGGAGTTCGGGCGCTGGACAAAGGCGGCCGGGATGGTGCTGCCGGGCCTGGTCGCACGTCGAGGAAAAGAGGCGGCGCTATTCCTCGAGCCCGTTCAAGAGCCCGTCGAGCCGTCCATGCCGCAGAAAGTCGAGATTGCACCAAGCACGCGGCCACTTCCGAAGTCTGGCACGGTATGGGGCGGGATTGCCGCAGGTGGCGCGGCCACCGCGGGTTACGCTGAAAGCACGATGAAGGGCGCGCTTGAGGCTGTGTCTGAGCTTAACACCATGGCGCCGGTCAAAAGCGTGATCCTCGAGACGGGCGCCAATTCCAAAGCCGTCGCGCTTGGGCTTGGTGTGTTTGCCGCGATCCTGGTCATATCGAGACGAGTCAAGGCAGCCGTTGAGGGGAGGTCTGGATGATCGCAGGTTTGATCGCCCGCTTCGGGTTTCACCTCGCTATCGCTGCGGGTGTGC